AAGAAGCGCAAGGAGGCCGCCGCGGTGTTCCTCGAGAAGCTGGGCGGCGCTAACTTCCTGAAGAACCTGGCGGCCCTCTCCGCCGGCGAGGACGCCAAGAAGAAGGGCCAGCCCGGCAAGGTAAACTGGGCCAGCAAGGGCCCCAAGCCCAAGGAAACGCCTGATGAAGATTGATTACGAGCCCCACGCTAGTCAGCGCCTGGTCCATGACGCGCTCTCCGTTCCCCTGAGCGGCGACGAGATCATGGTCATCGCTGGCCGGCGCTTCGGCAAGACCATCCTGGCCTGCAACGAGATCATCAAGCGGTCCATCGAGGTCCCCGGAGCTCGCATTTGGTACGTGGCCCCCACCAAGGACCAGGCCTTCCGTATCGCCTGGAAGGTGATGCTGAAGTACATCCCCAAGGAGATCGTCCTGAAGAAGCGCGAGGACCGCCACACGATCGAGCTCGTGAACGGTAGCCTGATCGAGTTCCTGGGCGTCCAGGATCAGACGTTCCTCCTGGGTGTGGGCTTGCACTTCGTCGTCCTCGATGAGTTCCCCACCATCCCCTACACGGTATGGTACGATGTCATCCGGCCCATGCTTGCGGACTACAATGGTGACGCGCTGTTCATCGGGTCGGTCCCGGACCCCAAGGTCCACGCGATCTCCCCTGAGTTCCTGGAGATGTACGAGGATAAGCTGGCCCAGTCCGTCATGACCGGCAAGACGACGGCCTTCAGCTTCCCGTCGATGGACAACCCCTACATCAACCACGAGAAGGTCGCCCGCGACATCGCCGAGATGAAGCGGAAGGGCCGCGAGGGCGACGTGAACCGCATCTACTTCGGTAGCTACACGCGGTCCTACGGCCTCGTGTTCCCGGGGTTCAAGTTCGACGTCCACACCAGTCTGCCGATCGACATCCCGCCCACGTGGATCCGCACCATGGCCGTCGACCCGCACCCTCAGAAGCCCATCCATGCCCTGTGGCGGGCCCAGGATCCGAACAACGAGTGGTGGATCTACCGGGAGCGGTGCTTCGAGCGCGAGGACTCCCGCGAGCCGCTGACTGTCATGGAGTCGGCCGCCCAGATGCGAGAGCTCGAGGGCACGGAGAAGATCCGCCTCCGGCTGATCGACCCCACGTTCGCCAAGGTCGAGCAGAAGGTCATGGCCACGCGGTCGGTCGTCCAGCAGTACGCCGACCTGGGGCTCTACTTCCGCGAGGGCAACCGCGACTTCATGACGTTCTTCAACGAGGTCACGGACAGGCTGAGGGCCGTGCCGCACACGACGATCCACATTCTCCGCACCTGCCCGGGACTCATCAGCCAGCTCCAGAGCTACATGTGGGACTCGTGGGCCAGCGTCCGGGCCCGCGAGGAGAAGGGCGCCAAGGACCGGCCCAAGGCCGTGAAGGATGACTTTATTTCCTGCTTGAAATACATCGCCAACGCTAGGGTTCCGAACGTGAACCCGGACACCGTGAAGTCCCAGCTGTCGGCACAGCTCAATCGTCGCTGGTCCGCCCAGCGAGCGGCTGAAGCATAGGAGGACATGATGGCTACAGACCTTGAATTGCTCAGAACCTGGACCAACCGGTTCAAGAGGTCAGAGGACTACGTCCGCCCCCAGCGGGACCGCGGCCGAGAGAATTACAAAATGTACAAGATGTACAAGGAGGGTAGCGAGAAGGTGTACAAGCACGACATCTTCGTTCCCTACTCCTTCGCGTTCCTAGAGGATCTCACGGCGTACTTCATGATGTCGGTCGTCGCCTCCCCCACCCTGTTCACGATCGAGCCCCGCTGGAACGGGGTCGATGTCAACATGTGCAAGGCCCTCGAGATCATCGTCAACTGGGCGATCGGTGAGGAACGGACGGAGTTCGCCCTAGAGATCGAGGAGATGCTGAAGAACCTCAACCTGTATAACTCCGCGTACCTGGTAAACTACCCCATGATGATGGAGGTCGACTCCAGGGACCCGGCCACCGGCGCGGTCGTCGAGGGGCAGAAGGTGGACGCCTTCGACTACCTGTACCTGGACGCCCCGCACCCGTTCCTCATGTTCCCCGAGCCCGGGCCCAAGCGGCTGTCCCGGGCCAGCTACCTCATGAAGCGGAGCTACGAGAGCTACGACAACCTGAAGAAGTGGCAGGAGCGCGGGATCTACAAGGACATCGGCGACATCAAGCCGACCGACTCGACCACAGAGAAGGACCCCGTCCAGCTTATGCTGTCGGAGGTGGGCCTGACGAGCGTCGAGTTCAACGAGAACAAGCTCGAGATCATCGACTGCTTCGAGGATGGCGACGTGGTTACCCTGGCCAACCGCCGGGCCATCATCCGCGACACCAGGCACGACGTTATGAAGCCCTACTCGTTCCAGCTCCCCGTGCTCGACTGTCGCTTCGCCGGGGCCCCCGGCGAGTTCGACGGCGTCGGCGCCATGGAGGCCATCAAGCCGCTGAACAAGGACATCAACTCGCTCCGTTCACAGCGGCGCGACAACGTCGCCCTGTCCATCAACAAGCTTTTCAAGTACGACATGATGGCCGGCGAGGTGGACATCGCTACCCTGTTCTCCGGGCCCGGCAACGTCATCCTCATGCAGGGTGATTGCGTGAGCGAGATGCCGATCTCGGACATGTCGTCCTCCAGCTACAAGGAGGAGCAGTCCCTGATCTACGATCTCCAGAGCGTCCTGTCGTTCTGGGACTACGGCCGCGGCGCCACCCCCAGGCGCAAGGAGACGGCCACCGGTATCATCCGGCTCCAGCAGGCCGCCCAGGCCCGCAACGAGTGGCACCTGCGGAAGCTCGACGCCTACATCCTCCAGCCCCTGTGTCGGCGGATCATCACCTACATCCGGGAATCGCTCCCGAAGGCCGACGCCATGTCGATCGTCGGTGAGGACCTGGCCAGCGGGGTCGAGGAGTTCTATAAGCTCGAGCCCAACGACCTGCGCCGGCTCGTCGCCATCCGGCCCATGACCGACTCGATCAGCTCGATCAAGGAGATCGACACCAACATGTTCCTCCAGGCGTTCGACCGGCTGATCCGGATCCCCGGGATCAACACCACGGCGCTCATCAAGACCCTGCTCCAGAAGCTCGGACAGCGCAACATCAAGGAGATCCTGAACGCGGTCCCGAGCTCGGCCGGCAAGGACGCCACGAACGAGGCGATCAAGAAGCTCAAGAGCGGGCAGTCCCCGGACGGCGCGGCGATGGCCGCCCAGGCCGCGGCCAGCATGACCCCGCAGGACCTGGCCAACCAGGTACCGGCCAGCCCCATCTCGTCCGGACTGTAAGGAGATTACATGATAGAAAGAAAGCCGGTAGCCAAGACCTTCTCCGGGACGCTGTTCAACAGCCAGCCCTTTGAGGATTTCGAGGCGGCCGTAGAGGCCCCTGACTCCGTGTCGGAGAACCTCGAGCGCATGAGGCCGATGATCCAGGAGATCCGGGCCATGGCCATGATGCCGGGTTGGGCCAAGTACATCGGCCCGTTCCTGGCCAAGAAGCAGAACCCCAGCCGACTGCTCGAGCTCATCGAGGAAGGCAAGGACGCGCGCGTGGAGGCCGCCCAGATCAAGGCCTTCGGCGCCATCCTCAACCTCGTCAATTCCATGATCCGCTCCGGAGAAAGCCTCGACCGCATCTCGGCCGAGAAGCTGGAGCGAGAAAAGAACGCGGCCGCCGATACCAGCGACCTGGTCTAGGGCGGCTATCACCATAACGAAAGGAGATCGACCATGTGGATCTTCGGATTAGTTCTCTTGGTCCTGTCGGCCGGCGGCCTGTACTGGGTCAACCGGGTGCATTACTACAGCGACGGCCCGCTGAAGATGTGGCACAACATCATCCTCGGCGCGCTCGTGCTTGGAGCCCTGTCGGCGATCGTCAAGGGCATCTTCGGTTAAGGCAAAAAAAAAGGGGGAGCCGGCGCGGGCCGACTCCCCCTGATTTAGTCACATGACTAAGTTTTTTAGTCTCATCCCCCCGTCACCTTCCCGCTGTTCTTCATGAACCCCCCGACCTTGCCGTTGTGCAGGCGGAATGTGGACGGAGCCGGGACGCGCAGGCTGGGCTCATCGCACTCGGGGCAATACATGATGAACGTGTTGCGCTTCTCAATCGGAAGCGTCCCCTCAAACTCCAGGCCGCACTCGACGTTCAGGCACCTGAAGGCGTAGATCGGCATCAGCCCCTCCCGCACTCGATGTGCCAGTTACGATCCCTGGCCCACCATCGCAGGTTGCGGGCCTTCCTGCGCTCGCGCTTGGCCTGGGCGTCGGCGATCAGCGCGATCTCCCAGCTGGCCAGGCGCCGGCCACCCGCGAGGAAGCGGGCGATCCCCTTCAGGATCTTATAGGTCGGACCCTCCCCGCTCCGCTTCTTCTTGCGGTCCATGGTGCTCTGGCTGAGGCGGTAGGCCGTGACCCGCCGCGACTCCGCCGCCTGGTATCCCTTGTTTTTGTTGAAGAAGAACGGCCTCATTGTCAGCCTCCTCGTAAGCCTTGGCTGTGGAATCCATCAGGATCGCCTCGTCCCCGTCGTCTCCGGCGGAGATGTCGACGCCGATGTTTCCGAGCCAGGTCAGCCCTGAAGTGATCTCGGCCACTTCCTTGCGGCAGTCCGGGCAGTACCAGGTATATTTCTTATCCTGGTACTCGCTCAATTCAAACCGCTTCCGGCACCTGGGCATCTTGCACGTAGTGAATATGCCCGACAGGCGGATCCTCCGGCCGTGGCCAGGCTCGAGGCGAGGTGATCGGGCCTCGAGCTTCTTGCGGCACCGCCAGCAGATGTCCTTCTTCCCGGCCGGCTGGACGCCAGCCCCGCACAGGGTACACTTATTGTAGGTGTGCCCGTTCATTCGATCTCCTCGAAGTCAACCCTCACCCCGGGCCGCTCGCTGTAAAACTTCAGCACCGTAGCCGAGCAGACCTGGCAGTCGTCGTGGTACAGGATCTGATTGAGGGCATCGCTGACTATCTTGCCGAGGTTGTCCCAGTCTGGGCGCTTGGTGGGCCTGATCGTGCCGGCTTCCATCTTGGCGTACAGCTTCTTCGATGCAGACTGTGGGATGGGGAAGAAGACCGAGACGCAGAGCCTGACCGCCACCTTGGGTCCGAACATCACGAAGTCGGGAAACTCGGCGGCGAACATCTGCTTGGTCAGGACCTCGTAGTTTACGGTCTCCTTCGGGGTGTAGGTGATCCCGCGCCGCGTTGACCGAGCTCTCTGCTTGGCCTGCGGAGGGCCCGGGATGAAGAAGCTATAGCGGTTACTCACGAGTCCCGCTTCTCGGCCTCGCAGGCGCAGGCGTCATTCGTAGCCTTGGCGGCGATCTTGTTGTTGCTGTCGCGCTTCTTCAGGTACCCGGCAAACGCCAGCGTTAGGGCGCCCAGCGAGATCGCCAGGGTCGACGCCACCGCCGGGGACAGGGCGACACCCAGGATCAGCAGGAAGAACGATGCCAGGAACAGCAACAGAGACGCCCCCGAGTTTATTGAGATCCGGATCTCGATGTTGATTGGCTTCACGTTACACCTCCGATACGTTGAATAGTGGAAGATTCGGATCGTTGTCTTTCCCCTCCAGGAAAATCTGGAGGAGGTACAGATAGTTACGCATGTCGCGCACGGTGTCGATCAGCGACTCGCTGGTCACGGCCATCTGCCCCTGCTTGGTCAGCGTCTCGAGCCGGCTAAACTTGTCCGACAGCCTGACGACGATCCCGTAGGATCCGAAGCGCTTGAGGTTGGCCAGGCAGTCCTCGTTGCCGGCGTAGTCGTGGCCCTTGGCCTTGAGGAGCGCCATGTCCGCCTCGAAGTACGATCGTATCAGATCGTTGCGCTCGGCGGGCTTCACTTCTTCACCTTCTCGGGTAGGAGCCCGCGTAGGAATTGGAGCTCGTCCCAGATCGGCAGGATTGCCTCTCGGCCGGCGCTGTACCCGTGCCTGAAAGGCGCCGCGGCCGCCGCATACGGGGTGCTGGCGCACCCGCCGAAACCGACAGCCTCCCTGACGGGGCACCCGCGACACGGGTTGAAGCTGATCCCCTTGTAAAACTTCTGGCACAGGGCGCAGGAGCCCGGCCCCATTTTCTTGTCCACGCCGAGGAGCAGGCGCTCCCAGTGACGGATGCTCTTTTGCAGAGCGAGCAACGTGTCTTTCTTCATGGTGCCTCCTAGTCTGGCTGGATGATGGTATAGGTCTGGCGGAAGTGCTTGAGCTCGTTCGTCTTATGACGCTCGAACCGGACCATGATCTGCTCGACCGCGGCCGGCCGGTAAGTCTTCTCCTCGGCGTAGCTCTCCTTCCACGTCAGGGCCGACCCGATGATGTAGTCGTACCCCGTCTTGCGGAGCAGGCTTTTGTACCCGGCGTCGTACCACGTCACCGGCGTTCTCGACGTGGTGTGGGAGTGGCCGGCGAACGTGGCGTCGGCGTTGGGCGCGATGAGCCGGAGCTTGGAGGCGGCGTTGATCTTGCCGCCCTGGGTCGACCCGCCCCCGCGGCTGTGGTGGAAGTAGGCGACGACGCGATTGGGGGGCCCCAGCTTTCGCAACATGAGGCTGGCCAGGACCGAGTATCTGTGGAACGGAACGCCGAGCGCCTTGGCGATCAGCCGATCCGGGTCGAGGCCGGCTACCCGGTGGGTCCTTTGCCCGTGGTTCCCGGGGATGGTGAACAGGCACTTGTCCTTGATCGGCTTCAGCAGATCGACGAGGTCATCGAACTGATCCTCCGGGTTCTTCTCCTGGAGGTAGACGTCCGACTTCGAGCCGATGATGGCGTTCTCTGCCAGGTCGCCCATGCTCACCCACCTCGCCTCCGGGTCCTTATCAATGATGCCGATGACCTTCTTGACGAAGCGAAGAAGGCACTGCTTGGAGCCGTAATGCCAGTCCCCTATCGGGTACAGGTTGACGGCCGACTGGTCGATGTCACATAGCTGAAACTTCAATGGGAGACCCCCTCCTCCGGGGCTGTCTTTGGCGCCTCGATAGCCTCGCGTGCCGCGGCCTGCGCCTCCATCTCCGCGAGCTTGCCCTTGGCCATGTTGGCCTCGTAGTTTATTTCACTGAGCTTACTGCGTAGCTCTACGATGGCTTTCTGTAGCTGGGTCTGGCGAATCTTCCTGATCTTGACCTTGTTGATGGCGGCCATCCAGTTAAGCATGTCGCGCCTGGCCATGGAGCTCTCCCTGAAGTCCCTCCAGGCCGCCCGGATCTCCGTGCGAGGGAGCCCCATCTCGTGCATGACGCGGTCCATGTAGCGCAGGAACCACAGCGCCCGGGCGCCCTGCCGCCTGTACCAGCGCTCCTTGATCTTCACCCAGAGCCCGATCACAGATCGCCCCCGGCCAAGTCGTCGATCTTTTTGATCCGCTCATCGAGCCTGGTTATCTCGAACGAGCGGACCTTTCGGAGCGTGGCGCCCCAATCACCGGCGTGCCGGATCGCCCGGTCGTCGATGTAGTAGCGGGCCAGCGGCTTGAACAGGGCGATGAAGTCGTAGGGGATCCCGTGCTTCTCGAGCTGGTTCTGCACCAGGGCCGTCAGCTCGAGCGCGTTGTGGCCGCCGTTGTGGTTGGCCATCGCATTGTTGCGGGTCGTGTAGATGACGATCTTGTAGCCAAGCTCCTTCAGCCGGCCGAGGGCTTCGGCCGCTCCGGGCTCGGGATCTCCGAAGTGATAGATCCCTTCCCAGGGATCGACGTACTTCAGGATCACCCCGTCCAGGTCGACGGCGATGGTCATGTCGTCGTGGCTGAATCCGGCCTCTGCCTCGGGGCTGTTCTCGTAGAGCGAGGGGAACGGGCCGAACGCCTTGCGCCACTGGTCGACCTCTCTTTTCACCCTGGCGTAGCTGTCCTGGGTCAGGTCGAGCATGTCCTGGGTGGTGGCGAGCTCGCGCCCATGCTCCCGCGCCAGGATCCAGATCTTGACGAGCAGGATGATGACGACGAACGAGGCGACGACCGTAAGTGTGTGGACCGCTATGTCGCGGTTAAGGTAGCTGATGATTTGGTTCATGCGTCCTCCTAGATCCACATCCCGCGCTGGCGACCTTCCTCGATGTAACAGTCGTCGCACTGGTGGGGGGTGGCTCTCTTAAAGATGTGCGTGTCTTGAAGCTCTCCGGCGCTCACGCGGCGCTCGTGCCTGACCGAGTAGCCTCGGCCACAGTCGGCGCAGACCTTCGTGATCTCCACGCCTTCCTCCCAGACGTGGTTGATTGGGTAGCTGGCGAGCTCTACCAGGTTGACCAGGGGGAGCATCTTCCCCGGGCCCTCCATGAGATCTCGCCGATTGAACGGCTTGATCCGCTGGTCGATCCGCCCGCCGTTCGGGCAGTCACAGCGGAAGGCCACGTCGTAAGGGTGGCCGTTGAAGATCTTGGTGACGATAATCATGCCGGTGTTGCGGCAATCCGGGCAGTAGGTAGGGACGATCGTGCTTTGGTCGTCATCCCGGATCCGCTTCATCTCGTCCATGATGTTGCCGGCGTCCGGCATGAAGGCGTTAGCCTCGCGCGACACGTTGTCGAGGGCCTTGGACAGGAGGTCTATCGGGTAGTTACCCAGGGCGTGCCAGTACCCGTCCAGGATGGTCGTGTCCACCTTGCGCCCCTTCGCCGCGAACAGCCGCTCGAAGGCGCGGTAGAACAGGACCTTGTGCTTGGCGTAGTCCTGGGTGTTCAGCTCTTTGCCCATGACTCCGCCTTATCTACGGGCTGGCTCAGGACGAACCCTCGGGTCCCACCTTTTTGCTGGGTCCGGCTCATCCACCCGGCCAGGAACCGGGAATAATTCGAGCGTGGTGCCTTCTTCGGGTTGGCCATCAGCCATGCCCCGGCCGCCGCCAGCTCCTGCTCGATGTTCACTGCCGGGTACGCCTTCGTCCAGAGGGTGTACTGCGTCCCCGTGATCCCCTGGAACAGGCCGCTCGACAAGTCGAAAGAAATCGGTACTGAAGCGATGGGCTTGGCCATCTCCCTGAGCGAGGCGAGGTCTCTCCTGAGCTGGTCCCCTATCCACGGCTCGCTTCCTGGGCGCTCGTCGACGAGGAGCCTGTCCACCTGATCTGCCATCAGCAACAGGTACTTTGTAAGAACGTCGATCTTCGTCATGCGTCACCTCCTCGGTGCCGTGCAACATGATGTGCCAGATGACCTTCTTCGACTCGGGGTGTGGCCTGGTGTTCGCCAGCCAGAACCGGGAGCCGTACTCGGCACCGAGCTCAGTGTAGACGTGGAGCCCGATGCCGTTAGGGTAATCGTCGAAGGTCACGGCCAGCGCCCCGCACTCGGGGCACCGGCCGATCGTGTAAAAAGTCATGGGCCCGCCGGCCGTCGTTTTCCTGGGAGTATCGCGTAGGCTCCCGTCGATCCGCGCCGAGGACCCTCCCGATGGGAGGGCGCCCCCCGGCGTTAGGTTTCCTGCCATTGGGCCCATGTTCATGACTGCCTAGAACGGGAGGTCTTCGTCGGCCGGCTCGTCGCTGGGCCTGCCGGCGGGCTCGTCGCTCGGCTGGCCCTGGTCCTCGACCTTGCGGTACTTCTCCGGCTCGATCGCGTCGGCGACGATGTTGGTGTAGGTCTTGTTGTTGTACTCGCTCACCGAGATCTTGCCGTGCACCAGGACCTTGTCGCCCTTCCGGATGTGCTTCATGACGAAGTCGGCGAAGTTACCCCAGACCTGGATGTTGACCCAGGTCACCCTGTCCTTCCACTCCTTCGTGGCCTTGTCCTGATAGCGCTCCGAGAGGGCCATCGAGAAGTGGGCGCCCTTGGTGTTTCCCTTCGTGGCTTCCGGGTCTTTGCCTGCCCGGCCGGCGACGACGACGACGTTCACAGCATCACCTTGACCTGGTTGCGGCCGACCAGGATGCGCTCGCCCTTGACCTCGACGATCCGGGCGTAGATGTTGGCCTTGCTGTACAGGTTGGCGACCAGCTTGCCGGCCTTCGGCCTGCCGACCTGGCCCCGCACTGCGACCTTGCGTCCCGGCGTGGCGTAGACGCGCTTCTCTGTGAGGTTGGTGTTCTTCATGCTTCACTTTCCTTTCGTGGCGAAGGAGAGATCCTTCTGCTTTTTCCACTCGACGTGGCCGCGGTAGCGCTTCGGGAGCTTGTCCTCGGCCAGCTTGGAGTTAGGATGCCCTCCGGGCATACCGTCGAAGTCTCGGCCCATGAACACGAGGGCGTAGCCGTGCCGGCAGTAGCCTAGCACGGTGCCCCGGGCCCTGGGCTCGTCCGCGATCTTGACGCGGTCTCCGGGAACGAACTTTCTTGTCATGGTCACTCTCCTTTTAATTGGTTCATAAGATTGAAGATAGCAAGCGCGTGGGTGAACAGCTCGAACTGCTTGGTCAGGTCGACGCGAGCCTGTTCGTTGAAGCCTTCCGTCTCGTCGCGCCCGATCTGTAGGATCCGGCACTCGACGACGGTGTTGCCGGCCTCCTCGAGCATCTGCTTGTAGGCGGCGACCTGGTACCACATCTCCGGGTAGATCGCCTTGGCCGTCTTGAAATCGACGAGGGTGGGGATGCCGTCGAGCAGGCAGTACAGGTCCACGATCCCTCCGTAGCGGTGGATCTCCGAGACCAGCCCCTTCTCCGTGAGGATCGGCTCGACCTTGTGCTTCCCCTCCCAGTCGAGGTACTTGATGAAGCTGTTTTCCGCCTGGTCCCGCTCGTGCTGGCTGTACTGGGAGTGGTCGGGCTCGACCTTGGCCAGGTGGGACAGGATCATCTCGTGGGCGTAGGATCCGGCGCGGGCCTTCTCGTCCACGTACTTGAGGGTGTCGATACCCTTCAGCCCCATCGTGTTATTCCAGCGATAGAGCGCCGGCTTTGCAAGCACGGCGTTGAGGATGGTGGTGACGCCCGTGGCCTTGGTGCCGTCGGCCAGCACCTGCTTGGGGTGGGCGTGGAAGCGCTTGTTGCTGGTCCAGGTCATTTGCTACCGCCGGCGTCGGGCGCGGGGTGCTTCTCGAGCCAGGCTTCGCCCCAGCGCTTGAGCTCGGAGATCAGGAAGGTGGCCATGTCCTCGGTCAGGTCCTTGACCCCGGCGATCTCGACCTTGTACTTCTTCAGGATCGACTTGTTGATGGCGACGGACAGCTCCTGCTCGCTCCATCCGGAGACTACCTGGAACGCCGTCACCAGGTCGAGGATGCGGGCGGACTGCGCGTCTGTGATCGGGCCCGTCTTGACCGGGGCCTTGGCCGACTCGGCCGGCTTCGTCGTGGCGGGCTTGGTCGATGCCGCGGGCTTGGCGGCCGCCTTCTGCCCTGCCTGGGGGCTGTCGTTCTCGGGGTCCTTCGGGTCCTCGGTGGGGATCATGAACATCTGGAGGATGGCGTACTTCTGGGCCACGGACATGGCCTTGTTGGTGGCCTTGTCCCCTGAGTCCATGCCCTCCCCGATGACGTCGGTGTTGACCTCCGAGCCGTCCTCGGCGATGAACCCGTACCTCATCCGGAGGATCCGGTAGATCAGGGTGCCCCCGGACTTGGAGGGCCTGTCCTCGCTCCGCTCGTCGAGGATGGAGGAGCGCATGAAGACGCCGTGCTTGGCCATGATCGGCTGGACCATGTTGTACACGTCGTCGATCCCCCGGAAGTTATATCCTTGCTGGACGTTCTTCCGGTCCTTGCCCAAGGCTTCCATGTCCGCCATGATAGCGACGAGCTTGCGGCAGATCATGGGGGCCTTCGCTGTTTTCTCGGTCGGTTCGGTCATATCAGACCTCCTTCTTTTGGGATTTGACCCACGCCTTCACTTCGGCGGGATCGAAAAACAGAGTGCCGCGCACCAGGTACTGATAGTACGGGAGCCCGCCCTTCTGCATGAGCCGGCGCACCTGACTGCGTGATACCTGCAACATCTTGGCGACCTGCGGCAGGGTCTTCATCTCGTCGACGGTCACCATCTTAGACATCGTCTTCACACTCCACCTCCTTGATGATCCAGATTTGCTCGACTGTCTGGCCGAGCGCCGCCGAGATAGAGTAGGCAGTCTCAAGCATGACGGGCTGACCGTTCATGATTTTTGTAAGGGACGGCTTGTGGATGCCCGTCTGCCGACTGAGCCACACCGGGCGGCGCCCCATCTCGGCGAGCCGTTCGCGGATTCGGGGGACGATCTTGATTTCTATCATGTTCCCCCAGTGTAGCAGGAGTATCACGGAATGTCAAGGAGTGATGGATGATTTCCCGTGCCCGGCCCTCTCCAGCTCGGCCTTCAGGGCCCTGGCCGACGTCACGAACAGGCGGCGGGCCGCCTCGTCGCTGATCCCCATGATCTCGCCGGCCTCTTTGAACGTCATCTCCTCGAAGTATCGGAGCACGATGATCCGGCGGTTGACCACCGGGAGCTTGGCGAGGGCCCGGTGCACGTCGTACTTCACGTCTGCGCTGTGCTTGCTGTTTGTGAACTCGACCTCTGATGCCTCGGCCTCGCCGGCCCCTCGGCGTAGCGGGTTCGGTGCTTCGTGGTGCCTCATGATTTCTTCTCCTTGTCCGGAGGTAGCATGTCGACCAGCGCCTCTCGGATGTGGTCGACCTTGGCCGCCGCGTCCTTGGCCACGATGTCCGCCGGCGAGTCTGCTCCCTCAATCGTGATCTCGGCCGGGGCCGGCACGTCCGGAGCGATGCGGCTCCCGTCCTCGAAGTCGACCCAGTCCCGGCACCCGTAGCTGAGGGTGAGGGCCGAAGCGCTCGAGCACCCCGGCCAGCTGATGCAGGTGACACAGGACACGACGTCGAACCTGATGCCCCCGCGCTTCCCAATGACTCGGCACCTCATGACGGAAGCTCCGGCTTCTTTGTTTCGTAGGTGGCCTTGATCTTGAGCGTGACGATGAACGCCTTGCCGCACTCGACACAGGTCTCCTCGAACGAGTCGCCCCATGTCTGGCCGAGGTTCTTCATGAAGGCCGCGTCGAGCCCGTTGTACTTGTACCCGCAGTGCGGGCAGATAACTTTGTCCATCAGTGTGTCTCCTTCGAGGCCATCGGGACCTCGCGTTCTATCAGGTTGACGGCTTGCACGTCTACGATGCACGGGATCTGCTGGAGCCTGGTGAAGATCTCCTGGGCCAGCGAGCTCATGATCTTCGACGTGTCTGCACCCGTGGCTGTCCGCACCTGAGCAGTCAGGACGGCGGACAGCACGAGCGGGATGTCCTGGATGATGGTTCCGGGCACGTGCTTGGGCGTCCTCACCGGACCCTCGGCTTGACCCTGGAGTAAGTCACGTGCTCCCACGGGGTCGGCTCGTTGCTGTAGGAGAGGCACCGATCCGGGTGGTGGACCGAAAGTCTCGGGCGTGTCCGCAGGATGTAGCCCTGCCCGCCCATCACGAAGTCGGGCATGGCCCGGCCGCTCTCGTCGATCTCGAGGATTTGCCTGGTGGTCATGTCAGGCTCCCTTCTTTTCGCGCCAAGTATCCACCTCGGCCTTGAGCGCGGCGTTCTCCTCCCTCAGCGCCTGGTATGAGGCCAAGGTCGTTTCGAGCGCCCCCTTGTGCTGACCAAGCGCGTCTTTCAGCGCGGCGTGTTCGTCGAGTGCGGCAACCCCGGCCTTCGTCGCCGTTCCGACCGGCAGGCCGATGGCGTCCCGCAACCTCTCCCACATTTTCGCTTGCTGGTCCCCCGGAACGCCGGTGGTCGTCCACACCCCGGCCACGTAGAGAGCCGTGGCAGATTCCTTGAGCGCCTCGGCGCGGGCCTTGAACTCAGCACAATAGCGACTGAACAGGTCGCGCTCTGCTACTGCACTCGCGTAGTCGTCTAGGACGGAGAGGAGGTCGGCGGCTGTTTCAGGCACATGGCTATAAAAGGCATTGGTCGCCCAAACCTCGCCCATGTCCTTCACGATGTCCCGCAACTCAGCCAACCGCTCGGGTGTGGTGGTCATCATCCCTTGCTTTCGTCGTTGTAGCCCGCGGCCCGAAGTCCGAGGACGACGATGCCGGCAAGCCAGGCCCAGGCCAGGATGATCTTGAGGATCGTCATGTCAGTCCTCCTTCTCGAGGCACTCGAGCATGGACATGGCGGCCTCGCGCACGTTCTTGATCCCGTAGTACCCCCAGCAGGAGTCGAGCGATTCCTCCTCGGTGTGCTCGCACGTCGGGCAGGTGTTCTTGCGGACGATGCTGTACCCGTACACGTCTCCGTGCAGGTACTGGTCGTAGGTCTCGACCTCCGAGAGCAGAACCTTCCGGGCCCGCTCCTTCATGCCGAGGGTGACGCGCTTTCCGCCGTACTCCCGGAGCAGGGCGTCGCGCGTGACGTAGATGAAGCCGACCTGTCCGCTGTCCCACCCGGCGTGTGGTGCGCGGCCGAGCCAGCTCTGCGTGCTGATCGCCTGGCCGCCGTGGTCGTAGAGGAACAGCGGCAGGATGACCACCGCGTCCTCGTCCTGGACCAGGTGCTCCTCGAGGGCGGCGAAGCCAGAGAAGCTGTTGCTGTTGAGGGTGGTGGGATCGCCGAGCCTGTAGCGATGGTGGAAGCAGACCATGAGGCCGAGGTTGCTTTCCTCGCGCGGGTCGCTCGGGTCGTCTTGCTGATAGATGTGGGCCAGGAGGCCCTTCGTTCCGGCGATGGTTTCGAGTGGCGTGTCCATGATGTTCCTTTCTTCGTGTCTGAGGTGGTCTCGTACCCTACTTGTTGATGGCCTTGATGATCCGGTCCTCGCGCTTGCGGTAGTCGATCTCCCGCTCGACGGCGGCCAGGAGGTCGGCTACGCTCCCGCCCTGGATCTCTGCCGCCAGCTTCACGAGCGCCCTGTCCGAGAACCAGGCCAGCTTTCTCTGTGCCCTGGGCACGGGCGGCGGCGCGAGGTCGCGCTTGGCCTTGGCCTCGGCCCCGGCCCGGGCCGCGTTGATCTGCATGATGGTCGTCAGTCCGTACATGATTTTCCTCCTTGGAAAATGATTGATGATACCACGGCGAGTCTGGCCCGCCCTTCGACTCCGCATTTATCGTGGAGCCGCTTGAGATATACCCTGGCCGTGAGCGGTGAGATGAACAGGCAGTCAGCGATCTCGGCGTTGCTGAGGCCAAGCCCTACTAGCTCGAGGACTTCGACCTCTCTCGGCGAGAGCGTCGAGCAGGTTCTGTTCCCCTCATGCCCGGGCAGGGAGGCCCTGGTGCTGGCTACTCCAGACACCAGGGCTTGCCGCATGGTCTCGATTGTCTCAGGCATCGCCCTCCTCCCCGAGGACGGGCTGGTCTTCCATCGCCGCCACGGACAGCCAGGAGTCTCCGACCTGGAAGCCCTCGCAGTGGATCGTCAGGAGCGAGGCCCCGCCGCCCACGGGGATGGGGTTGACGCTGAACTCGTACCCGCCGGAGGCGTTGATAACATCGAGCCATACGGGTTTGTCGTACCCGGGCTCCGGTGTCACCTGAATATCGAAGCGAGCAACGACTTCCAGCGTGCCTTTATCCACCGCCACAACCGGGACAGGAATGAGAAAGCTGGCGAACGGGGGTTGCCGCACCTCGATCTTCACGTCGATGATCCGTATTTGGCCGGCCACGTTAGGCCACCATCAGGTTCAGGGTCGAGCCCTTCGGGCGTGTCCGCCTCATCCAGGCGGGGGTGATGGCCGGGGTGGCCGTGGCCGCCGAGCACCTGGACGTGATTTTCATGTGGGGCCGGACGCCCTTGCGGCTGGCCACCCGGCCGCCCGTGGCCAGGACGGTGTGATGGGGTGTCTGTTTTTTCATGATGTTGAGCCTCCTAAGCTCAGTCGTAATGTAATTCGTCGTCCGTCTGGATGATGGACCAGGTGCCGGGATCGAGCGGTTGCGCCGCCCGTCTCGCCTCGGCGTATTCTATCGCGTCCTTCTTGAGCATGAACCCGGCGAAGACCTCCGGGTAGATGAAAAAGTACACGACCGAATACGGGATGGGGTCCAGGACCCCGGCCTCGATGGGCTTGGTCCACCCCCCGGGGAACGTCACCTTTTTTCCGTAGATCAACATGGAATTATTCCTCCTCGTACCCGTCGAACCAAACGCCCGCTTTGCGGGTGTCCGGGCGCTTGCACCAGGCCCGGGCTTCCGCCAGGGTCAGGCGCCGCCTGATGATCTGTCTCCGCCCGGAGCGCCACGCCCGGACGATCTTGTACTTTTTTGTGTCGACGGCCTCCACTTCGAGCTCGTCGACCCACTTTACCTCGCCGTCATCGAGGCGCTTCACCTTCAGCCTCCCGGTGCAGTAGTCGACAGCCACGACCTCGACGACCTGCCCGGTGACCAGCAGGGCCAGCCTGTCTCCGGCGTTGATGGTGTTGATGTTCATGGTCACTTCTCCTCGACGGCCTCGATGGCCGCGTTCAGTCGAGCCATGGGCTCGGTCAGGTTCTTCGTCCAGCCGTCCCTGATCTCCTTCGCCGCTTTGAGCAGGGCCGCCTGGGCCGAGTCGATCTCTCCCTGGGGATCGTCGAAGAACCCGCCGGGGTAGTCTCCGACCTCGATGCCGTCCTCGTGAACGTCGAGCCAGTGGATGCCGTGCTCGTCGCCCTCCTCGGCCCGGACGGCCCGGGCCGCCTTCGAGCGCTCCGGCTCGCAGGAGTAGGGCCCGAGCTTCTCGATCTCCAGATCGTTCCAGATAACGAGCAGGTACTTGGTGCTCATGACTGGACCTCCTTGACCTTGCGGGTGCGCTTCTCGGGGAGCGCGTCCATGGGCCGACCGACCCCGTCCTCGACCGAGCCGTCCGGAAGGATCAGCATCCCGTCGTCGAAGCGGAACCGCTTGCCCGTCTCGAGGACGCAGACGATCCAGCGCCCGCGCTCGGAGTAAACCGAGCACACGCCCTGGAAGCGGTTGATCCTGTCCTTGGTCGTGACTGTCCGCCAGGTGCCGCTGTCGAGGGAGACGGAGCCGTCGTGGTAGATGTGGACGACTTCGGTTTTCATGTGGATATAGACGCGATCCGTCTCGGGCTCGGGAGAGTCCACGCACCAGGAATTATTGGCCGCCCTGGTGACCTTGACGCTCCCGAGGAAGCGGGCCTTGACCTCGGCCTTGCTGAGGCCCCCCGCGCTGTTCATGCGGTTGATGGTCTGAAGGTCGAACATGTTGTTATATCTCCTTCCCGATTGATCCGCCCCACCGGACGGCCTCGACTCCGACCTTGGCCATGTTCTCGGCCGCCTTCGCGCACGCCTGGTGGTGCGAGTAGCCGATAGCCTTGACCCTGCCCTGGAAGGCGATGTCGTACTCCCGGCGGGGCTTCATGGTGCCGTCTTCCATGTAGCTTTCGGGGTCGGACGCCGGGCAGGACCATCCGAACATGGAGCCCGCCAGCATCGCCTCGACCTGGCCCCTGGTCATGCTCGGCCCGTTGACTCCTTCCATGACGGACTTGGCCAGCTTGGGGTCGTTGTAGCGGGCCTCGATGAAGTAGCCGCTCTCGCCCCGGTAGACACGGATCAGGGTTCCGGGTTCGCTCGGGTGGATGGCGAAAGCCATGTCCGGGAGTCCAGCCGCCGTCTTCGTGGTCGTGTTCATGTTGTCGCGCCTCCTTGAGCGCTGTTAGATCAGAGGCCGCCGCCCGTGGCGGGGCCGGGTGCCGAAGAACTCGCCAGCGATCCGGATCAGGGCCCCGCCGACGATGGCCAGGGACACGATGATCGGACCGCCGACTAGGACCAGGAGAAAGAGCAGATCGGACGTGGTGTCCATCAGGCAGGATAATCCATCAGGACCGGACCTTCGTCTCGGCCTCGATGGCCAGCTTGGCCTTTTCATCGGAGAACAGGACAAGCTCGACTGTCCGGCCCGTCTCGTCCTTGGCGATGATCCTCCGGGCGTAGGACCCGGTTCCGAGGCGGCCGATCTTCTCCGCCTCGACCTTGACGACCTTGTGGAACGTGACGCTGACCATGTTTCCTCCATGTTTTCTGTGGGTTAGTGGTGAAGGGCTAGGCCTGAGCGCTTGGCCCCGAGGGGCTAAGACTGCCAGCCGTTGCCCGGCCTCGACCCTGGGGGTCTTGATAGAGCGGCGGCCCGGTCACCGCGCCCACGGCCGCCCCATTCGGGAACGTCCTACATGGGAGCTAAGCGCCATAGCACAGCCGCCACTCTATCAGGGCCTCCAGGCCCCAAGCCCGAGCGGTCTCGAGCACCCGGCACGACACAGGGTAAGCCTTGCCTGTCACGCTCTGGCCCCAAGCCTCCGGGCGCGTCCCTCGATCCCCCCATATTTGCCGGGCCTCATAGTCGCCGATGACGGCGGCTCGTTAGGTCATGGGTTGGTCTCGGGGTGCGCCTGGCTTCGCTCCGCCGCCGAGCCTGGGTCATCGCCAGGCCAGGAGAACGCTCCCATTTTAAGCTTGAACGGAGGCGGCCACGCCTTCCCTGTGTGTCAGTTCTGCCGGATGTACGAACCCTTTGCGAGACTGCCGGGCCTATCCGCTCCCGCGTCCCCCAGGCCATGCCTTGTCGCCTCGGGTGCCGCCCCGAGTCATTAGCCTGGGCCCTCGGCCCCTTCTTCAGAGGGGATCGCCGGGCCTCTCGCTCAGGTTCGATTGTCGCCTTCCGCCTCGACCCCGTGGCCGCCGGGCTTCCGGCTCGTCAAGGCCCCGCTCCCGGGTCGCCTTCCGTCACCCACCGGGTGACACCCACATAATGAGACAAGCTCCTGTCGCTGTCAAATGCCCCGAGGTCACAATTCCCCCCATATCACCAGGGGAGAAAAGATATTTGAAAATAGTTCGTCTTGTGGTGTTTTCAGCCTCGAAGCCATTTTGGTCTACAGGCAGGAGCTTGAGTCAAGTCGCTGTTGTTGAATGGAGTTACAGCCGCAGAGCAAACTATACCATAAGGCAGGGCCAAACTGTACAGCCAGCCGCTAGAGCAGTGAAGCCGAAAAACAGGCCAGGACGGCCAGCGCTCGAAGATCAGGTCCAGCCGGAGGGTCGGCCAGAGCTTAAGAAGGACCAGCCAGCCGGAGCGGTGCGGAGCTATAGCCGGAGCGGTGCGGAGCGGTGTCAAAAGAGCGGTGCGGGTTAGGGTCGAGCCGTATCGCAAATAGATGCCCATCGGCCCACGTCGAGGGCCTGGATCGGCCCCTTTTCATGCTGTGCGTGACACACTACCACGTCAAGCATAGTAGTAACACACCCTTTTAACCTGTTGATAACACATATAGATACAGCGATCTGAGTCGCATAATAGCTATTATGTCAACTAAGCAGGGATCAGGCAGGGCTGGCTCTTTTGAGCAGGCTCTAAGTCAAGGAGGATCAACAGCTTAGACCATGGTGGGGAGGGTAGGCACCCGGGACTCCCGTCCCGAGGGCAGTGATGATATGCTTGTCTCGAGAACGCACACACCATTTCCTACATCGCTCCCCCCGTGCTATCAACGAGATAGGGTCCCATCCACCTTGCATTATGCAAGGGATCCCTTTCGGTACCACTGGTTGTGGCTTACTCACAGCAAGTACCAGCTGGGGTGGTATCCGTTCCGACTCCGGGCTTCATCGAGTGGTCAATTCGAGTGGGGCTCTCGGCCGGCTGTCTTGTGGCTTCGCCATCGGTGCGGCTTCGTCTTGCTGGATTGGTGCTATCGGAGGGGGACCTACGGAGGGGATCTTATCTGGTCAGAAGAAGACTACGAAGCTTGCTATGTTCTAGCCACTACGCTAATGCTACGTGTCTAGAACCGCAAGTCTTCTTCTTCATTTTAATTTGCACTACCGGTATATTAGATTTAATCTTACTTAGTCTAAAGGGCGATCCGGATGGGAGGTGGTGGGGATGGGCTCCGTCGACGCCGCCTTGACATTCCCCCTGGCGGCATGGTAATATCACGGGCGTAATGAGACGGGCCCTGTAATGGGCTACGGAGAGTGAAGCATGGAAGACCCGAAAGCTACCGCGGGCCCCGATGTGGGCACCGAGTCGGTGACGAGGACTCCAGAGGAAGACCTGGCCGCGCTCGAGGCGAAGGCCGACGAGCAGATCCAGGCGGCCGCCAAGGCAGACGAACCTGCGCCGGCTGAGGCTGGTGCCGCTCCCGAGATGAGCGACGAGGACGCCTCCGTTGCGAGGGTCCAGGCGTTCATGCGGAAGAAGGGCATCAACGACCCGGCGAAGATCGTCGAGATGGCGGAAAGTCTAGAGAAGCGCAACACACAGCTTGACCAAGACGTGAGGCGCCTCTCAGCAGTCGGACGCTTTCCGGCGGTGGGTGAGGGCATGGCTCAGGGCGGAGCGCGAGATGCGCGAGGCTCGGCCAGCGACGGCGATGAAGACATCGTCATTCCCGACAACCCGCTCGACCTCGTCATGAACCCGGCGAAGCTCAAGGAGTTCGCCAAGGGTCTCGTGGACCTGGGGGATCGCAGAGCCCAGAAGCGCGAGGAGGCCAAGACGTTCGAGTCCCTGAAGACTCGGGTCGAAGCCAAGATCGCCGCCAATCCCGAGGAGTGGCAGAAGCTACGCCCGGTGATGCTGGAGCTCTCGAAGCAGGACCCAGGGGCCGACATCGACACCCTGTACGACAGGGCGCAGGGCGCATATTCCAGGCACATCAAGGGCCTGGCCAGCGAGCTCCGAGCGGAGCTTGGCCTGGGTGCCGCGGCGGACTCCGAAAAGCTCAAGGGTCTCCTTGGGCGGATCCGCCAACAGCCCGTATCGTCCGGGACCGGTGTCCAGGTTCCCAGCATCCTGAAGGCTGGCGAGAAGGAAGCGGCTGACATACTGAAGGCCATCAACGACTCGGACAAGTTCTAGCCCCTAAAGGAGGGCTCCAATGGCCAACACCAGGACCGTTCTCACGACCGGCGGACTCGAAGCCGGCTCCAAGAAGCTCGACGTCAGAGACTTCATCTTCAACCTCGAGCCCGACGAGGCCCCCTTCGTCACCCTGCTCTCCAAGCTCCGCAAGGAAGCCACGCAGGACGTAGCCTTCAGCTGGTTCGAGGATCAGTCGATCGGCAAGTGGACCCAGATCAACAACGGCGGCGGCGCTTACACCGCCGGCACGACCGAGCTCATCGTGGACGATGCCGACATCTTCCAGATCGGTGACCTCGTCAAGGCCGTGGCCACGGGCGAAGTTCTCCGGGTTACGGATGTCGATCCCACCGGTGGCGCCGCCCAGCACATCCACGTCACCCGCGCCTTCGGCACGACCGCGGCTCACGCTGACGCCGTCGCCAATAACGCCTACCTGTTCCGGCTCGGTCAGTCCATGGCCGAAGGTTACACGGTCGGCAATCAGCTCATCACCGTCAAGACCAAGGTCGACAACTACATCCAGATCTTCTCCCGGCCCGTTCAGTTCACGCAGACCCAGAACGCCGTCGCCACCTACGGTGGAAACCGCCGGATGTACGAGCGCAAGAAGGTCGGCATCGACATCAAGCGCGACATCGAAGCCCAGCTTCTGTTCGGCGAGCCCTACCTCGACGCGACCGGCCCGAAGTACGCCACGGGCGGCATGAAGTACTTTATGGGCTCCACCTCCCCCGCCCTCAACGCCGCCGGCGCCCTCCACAAGGACGACTTCGACGGCTGGCTCCGGGACGCCATGGCCTACGGCTCCAGCGAAAAGTTCCTGTTCGCCTCCCCGCTCATCGTCGCTTACATGAACGGCTGGGCCCAGACGACCTCCTTCATCACGAAGCAGGGCGACATCAGCAAGTTCGGCATTAAGTACACGATCTACACCTCCCCGTTCGGCGATGTCAACATCGTCCTCAACCGTAACTTCCTCGGCCCCTACGCCGGCGAAGCGCTCCTCATCGACATGAAGGAGCTCGTTTACAGGTACCTCACCGGCCTCGACCTCACGCTGGAGACGGATCTTCAGCCCAAGAACGCCAAGTACCTGCTCGACGAATACTCCGGGCACATCGGCCTCGAGTTCCACAGCGCCCTGAAGCACGCCCGGATCTACGGCGCGACCTAAGTAGCAGTCCTGTTCCCCTGCGGGGGACTTGACTAACCGGTTGCCCCCCGGGGCCCCGCAAGGGGTCCTGGGGGCCCTCCGGCATCTCACTCCTGACATGGAGCCAACATGTTCATTTTCAATTCGAGGATCAACACGCTTACGGTAATCCTTCGGCCGAGCCGGAGGACGGTGATCGGCACGGAAGTGGTCCACGAGGGATCGCTCAAGGCCAGGTTCGAGAACGGGCTGTTTACGACCGACGACCCCGAGGTCGCCGAATTGCTCCGCAAGAAGGTCGAGCTGACGCACGATCGCGGCATCGTCGAGATCGCTTCCGAGGAGGAGCTGGCGTTCCGGAAGGCCCAGAAGGCCCTCAATTCCAGGACGGCCGTCACCGCGGCCGAGACCAGCAAGGCGATCGCGGGCCCGATCAAGCTCGAGGAAAAGGCCGAGGGTTCCGACACGGTCAAGTGCCCCATCTGCGACCCGCCCAAGCACTTCAAGAATCAGAAGGCGCTCAACATGCACCTCCTGAGCCACCGGCCCGGGGTTAAGGTAGCCCAGCCGGCAGTCGCCGAGATCGAGACAGAAAAGTAAGCGTGGCCTCGTGAAGCGAGGTCGCCATGTTTTTCAGTGACATCATCGCGCTCGTCGAGGAAAAAGCCGACGGGCGGTCCTTCGGAATAGAGAAGCACCAGCGATGGGCGAACCTCGTTCGTTCAGAGGCATCGAGATCGGCGCTGGCTACGGGCTTCCACGGCCTGTACTTCCTATACAAGGAAGCCGACGTGATCGACGGCTCGATCGCCGGCCAGGCCCGCTACGCGCTCCCTGACGACTACGTGTCAGACCTGGCGCTGTGGTTCGACGGTGTCCCCATGATAAAGGCCTCCCCCGGGGTGATGGACATCACGACCGGATCGGCCGAGAGCGAGACGCCACCTACCGGCTCCCCGACGTGGTACGTACCGCGCGGCATGGAGTTCGAGCTGATCCCGGCCCCGTCTCTCGACGGCACCCGGATCGCCATGTTCTACAACGGGACGGCCGACACCGTCTCCGGCCTCGGGTTCCACGATTACTTCATGGAACAGTGGGCCAATCTCCACGTGGCCGGCATGGCCAAGTTCGCCCTCGATTCCCTGGGCGCCAACAGCCAGGCCAAGTATTTCCGGGACGAGTTCCGCGAGGAGCTTCAGCGCCTCATGCTCGACAACCGGAAGTTCTGGCTCCGTGGGATGAAGGTCCGGGTCATGAATTGGGACGAGTTTTCAGACAAGCAACGCTATTTATTTCCTCAGTTTGGGACTGAGTTCGCAAGGACAGCCTAGTGCCATTCAAAGATGCTGAGGAGAGGCGTAAGTACCAGCGGGAATACGCTCGCTCACGGTACGGGCCGGAGCAAAACGCTAAGAATAAGGCCTGGAGAAAAGAGCACCGCGACAAGTGCAACGCCTACGCTCGGAAGTGCAAATACGGACTGTCGGCCGATGAGTTTTCCGCCATGCTCGTTGGCCAGGGCGGTGCTTGTGCCATCTGCCACAAAGGGTTGGTAGAGAAAAACGTAGATCACAGCCACGCCTCGGGCAGGGTTCGCGGCATCTTGTGTAACAAGTGCAACCTCGCCCTGGGTATGGCCGACGATAGCCCGGATCGTCTGCGGGCCATGGCGGAATATATCGAGCGATCAGAGGAGTGAGCGAATGAACGTAATCAACGGTATCGACATCACGGGTACTCTCGAGATCCGCGACCGGAAGACCGGCGAGCTGGTCCGGGAGGTCAAGAACATCATCGTCAACCTCGGCCTGGCGCAGGCCATGGCCCTTCTCGGCAACGCCGCGGCGGAGCCCCTTAGCCGGGCCTGCATCGGCACGGGCGCCGTCGGCGCCGGAGCTACGGACGCGGACCTGGGGGCCCAGGTGGACTTCCAGACGGCCACCTACTCGGCCATCCAGACCGCAGTCGCCGGTGACACGGCCCAGTTCGTGTCGGTTCACACCGCCCCCGTCGGCGGCTGGGCCATCACGGAGTACGGCATCAAGACGTCGGCCGGAATCCTGTTCAACCGGGTCGTCTTCGCGGTCATCAATCTGGCCGTCGGCAACGAGCTCGAGTTCACCTACAAGGTCCAGGCGACCAGGGTCTAATGAACAGGGGCCTGTTTGACCGGGTGCGCGGAGGCGAGAAGGCGAAAGCCATCCTCCGCCGGCCCGGGTGCAAGGCCGTCGTGATCGAGCCCAGGTGGTATCACCACTTGGGGATGAAGGCTATCCGGGCGGTGGTGGTGATAATCCTGTCACCGCTGATCGTCCCGATCTTACTTTACGTGCTGATTTTCAGGAGGGGAAAATGATCAAGGTTAAGAGATTTCGTTTCAGCGATCTGTTCTGGAAGAAGATCGCCTCGATGGTCGATAACAGCGAGTGCAAGGTCGCCGGCCGCGGCATGGGCATCCTCAAGCGCGGCAACGGAGACGTGGAGCTGATCGAGCTCGTGAACATCGTCACCGACCAGGGCGATCGGTACTACGCCGAGATGGCCATGGGGCAGACACCCACGGTCAACTTCAAGGCGGCCGGCTCGGGCCTTCGGCTCGGCACCGGCACGGGCACTCCCCATAAGGACCACACGGATGTGACCACGTTCCTCGCCGGGTCGGCCCACGCCATCAAGTCGGGCTACCCCAAGACGAACGACAACGACGGCGACAACACGGGCGCCGGTGTAGACATCGCCTCGTGGATTTATGAGTACCTGACCTCCGAGGGTAACGGCGCCGACATCGCCGAGGGCGCGATCGCGGACGACCGCACGACCCCCACGGCCCTGGTCTCCCATTTCCTGTTCGCGGCTCCGTTCACCAAGACCTCGGCCGACACGCTCAAGGTCATCATCAACCACCAGTTCAACGGCGTTTAAGGCCTAGCGATGGCCAGAAGGATCCTGTTCCGCAGTCGTCCGGGCGGGGGCCGGTTGATCCAGCTCATCCAGGACTACCAGTCTATCTCTGAGGGGATGGTGCGGAGATCTTCTTCGCCTCCCCCGCCTCCGACTGGGAACGCCTACTGGGTCAGCCCCGAGGGGACAGCCCTGTACGCGGCCGCCAGGAGCGATACGCCACTGCCTCTGGCCCAGTGCACGACGCTCGCTAGAGCCACGGCCGGCGCCGTCGCCGGCGACGTGGTGTATTTCCGCGGAGGGACTTACTCGGTAACGGGGTCCTACAGGGAGGCCTTCAAGCCGGCCGGATCGGGGACGGGCATCAGCAACCGCGTCGTGTTCATGGCGTACCCGGGCGAGACCCCCATCGTGGATGGGGCCGGGAGCGTCAATTCGTATGGCCTCGTCCTCTCCGCCAAGTCTTACACCAAGATCGACGGGATCCGCTTCAAAAACTTCTACCAGTGGGCGGTCGTGAACGCCTCGTCTCATCACAATGAGGTGGCCCGGAGCTGGTTCTACAGCGACACGGGCGAGGATGTTACGTTCGGGTTCCGCATCTCCGGCGGTTGTCTCGGCGGCGGGAGCTACACGTGCCCCTCGACCCATAACTGGATCCACCACTGCGTCCTCCACACGATGCACGAATCGCAAACCACCTGGATCCTGAACGAGGGCAGTGATGCTTTCTGCATCGGGTCCGACAACAACATCTACGGGGACAACAATAACACCTTCGAGGACAACATCGTTTACGAGGCCGGGCATACCTGCTTCGAGAGCTACGGGATGTACACCGTAATCAGGAACAACGTCTTTCACAATCCCCCGTTCTGGGATGACGACAGCGTTGGCCGGTCGACGACCCTGACTGCAGACGCCGGCCCTGCGGACACGACGCTGTACGTGGCCAACGCGGCCACCATCGGGCAGGCCGACTTCCTCTGGGGCCGCATCGTCATCGACGGAGAGGACATAACCTACAGTAGCCGGACGGCCACCACGCTCACCGGATGCGGCCGCGGCCGATCGGGATCGACGGCGGCGTCCCATAGCACTGGCGCCACGGTCCAGGCCATGCCTAGATACCACCCCGACATGTACACCAATCCCGCGTATCGCGGCAAGTTTAGCCATCGTGCCTTCACGGTCAGCGACGGCGGGGACCGCCTCTCTCTTTACGATCTCATCGAGGGCAACAGGATCGGCCACGCCGGGGCCAACCCCAACAACAACGGGGCCGACGGGATGGACCTGGCTGGACCGAGGAACATCGCTCGGTTCAACACCATCTACGCCAACATGCACTGTGGCATGATGTTCAAGTACGGGCAGTACGCTCTCGGCGGGGCTGGTAGCGGCGGCATCCACAACAGGTTCTATAACAACACGATCTATGAGAGCGGCTACGGGAACCCGCGCTACGAGTTGGCCGATGACGACGTGAGCACCGCCCCGGAATCCCTCCTGGCCATCCGGTTCTATACGTCAGACGTGACTATCGGAAACCACGTCAAGAACAACATTGTCTACAAGACCAGGCGCCAGGAGATGAGCGGATTCGAGATCGGGTGCGGGGCGTCGGCCCCTGTTCTTCCTCCGCAAACCGTAGTGGAGAATAACTGGTGGACGCCCGACGGGGATCCGCTGTTCGTTGATCCGGACACGAGCGATGCTTGGGACTTTACCGCGCCGGATCTTTCGCTCCAGGCCTCCTCTCCGTGCATCGGGGCCGGGGGCCACCTGACCCACGCCGTTGGGGCCGGGAGTGGGAGCGTAACGATTACCCTTCCGACCCCGAATGACGCCTGGTACTTCCAGGACGGGACGTGGGGGTCCGACCTCGCCAGGCTGTCGGCCGGCCTCGGCGGCACGCTTCGGGCGGATTGGATTGCGGTCGGAACGGTCGGGAACGTTGCTCAGATCTCCAGCGTAAACTACATCACTGGCGTTGTCACCCTGGCGACCCCGCTGACGTGGGCTGACGATGCCCCGATTTGGCTCTACATGGACTCCAGCGGAAGGCGGGTTCTGTACGGGACCGCCCCCGATCTCGGCGCTCACCCGTATCCTAGATAGGAGACACTCATGGCACTCACGCACATAGATGGATGGGAGCATGGCCACATAACCGGCTGGGCGTACACCGCCACGAATGGCCCGGCTATCTCGAGCTCCGTGTTCCGCACTGGAGCCTACTCGGCCAGGTTCTATAAGACGTCGTCCTCGACATGCTACCTGCAAAAGTCGATCACGACAACCCGCGTCTTCGTTGCGCGGGTATACGTAAGATTCGACGCCTGGCCCAATGTCGATGAGATCATTTACAGGACCTCCCTCGTCGCCGGCGATGCCCCCGCACTTCGCCTGAACGTAACGACAAGTCAGATAGAGGCCATGTTTGGGGCCAATGTCGGGAACGCCTGCGCCACGGTCCTCCAGCTCAACACCTGGTACAGGATCGACCTCAAGTTCGATGTCACGGCGAACCCGTCGGCGATCGACTTCCAGGTCGATGGTGTCGCCGCCACGCAGTCGACTCAGGCCCAGGCCGCGACGTACCCCGCCAACCAGTATTTCGGCGCGTACACGGCCGGGACTTTCGACATGTTCATGGACGACCTCGCCTGCTCTATCACGGCCGGCGACTACCCCATCGGGCCCGGTGGAGTCGTGGGGCTCTCTCCGAACGCGGCCGGCACGTCCAGCCCCGGGAATTACGTCATGGATAACGCCGACGACATAATCGACGATGCTACCAATCCGGCTAACGTCGAGCTGGACGACGTTCCCATGACGAGCGCGACAGACTACATCAAGCAGACGGCCATCGACGCGGACCTTTACGCCGAGGTGCTGTTTGCGGACACGGCCGAGGCGACGATCCACGGGGTGTCTGGCCACGTCGCCTACAGGTCTTCCGGGTCCACGCCGGCCAACAGCGCCATCGCTAAGATCCTGGACTCGAATAACCAGGAGTCGGTTATAAAGTCTGGCGACATGAGCGAGACGACGCAAGCCAGGGCTGGCGCCATGGTTGCCGTCCCGTCCGGCGGGTGGACGATGGCCCACGTGAACGCCCTCCGCGGTCGCGTCGGCTTCGCCAGCAACGTGGATGTCGTCCCGTACTGGGACGCCATGATGCTCCAGGTGGCGTATGCCGCGGCCGCCGGGGCCAATCCGCTTCTCAAGATCATCAACGAGTAGACCATGGAAATCAGCGAGACCCCCCAGACAACGATCGGCCACGCCCTCCTCAAGATCATCGACGAGGTCCTGGAATCGTTCTGGGTGCTCGCCGTAAAGGTCATCGACGAGTCCTCCTCTTTGGTCGAGAGCCGGATCCAAGCCCTTGGCGCCAGGATCCTTCGGATCATCAGCGAAGTGCTCGAGGCGTCGTGGACGTTCGCGCTCACCCATGTCATCGGCGAGACCGAGGATGTTCGCGAGGGTGAGTTCGAGGCTGTAATCCAGATGTCGGAGGTGGTCTCCGAGATAGTCAGACTTGTCGAGCTGGTGTCCACGGTGCTGGCTCTCCGGCTGGTCGAGATCATCAGCGACTCGATCACTGTGTACGACAGCCTGACCAGGCTGATCGCTCGCGCCGTGATGGGCATCATCATGGTCGTTGGGGACGTGGTCGGCATCAACGAGTCGTGGTTCACCAGGAGAATCCGGGACCGCCGCATTACGCGGTGGCTCGAGCGCAGGACGAGGCGATAAATGGCCGAGAAGATCGTCAACGGAACGTTCGACACCGACCTCTCCGGGTGGGGCAACATCGGCGCCCGCCCGTTCGCCTGGGTCGCCGGCATGGCGCGAGGGGGCTCGAGGGCGACGAGCGAGCTGGCCAACAGCTACCGCCTGGCCCAGGGGGTGTCCAAGTACGGCTCGGTCATCTCCGCGGCCCTCACGGTCAGGATCTATTACACCTCGTATGAGGGCTCTGGCGGAGACGGGGCCAACACGTTCACCGTGAGCCTCCAGAAGCCGAGCGGGACGATCGTGGAGCTGGCCTTCGACGAGTTTATTGGCGCCCAGGACGGGAATGAGCTCATCTGCGATGCTCTTGACATATCGGAGCACATGACGGAAAGCGGTATCTACAACCTGATCCTCGACCTCGACAGCGAGTCGGCCGACGACGGCGGCACCTTCGTCATCAGCAACGGGAAGTACGACGACGTCTCGCTCGTCATGGTGGAGCGGCTGTTCGCTTCCGTTACCGAAGTGCTTGGATCCGGCGAGGCCCCGAAGGCTCGGGCCGACGGGAACGCAGACGAGGGCATGGCGATGGAGGAGACGCTGACCAATACGGGCGCCGGCGGATTCGCGTTCAACGCCATGAGGCTCAGGGAGACGTTCTCCCGGGCCCTGGCCGTGGGTAAGATCGAGATCGCCGGCCTTCTCGAGACGCTGACCAGGACCTTCGGGTACCGCCAGCGCGACGTCCCGGGCGGAACCGAGGTGGCCGGGCTCTACGAATACCTGGAGGCCTCCTTCCAGGAGGGAAACATCTCGAGGACCAGGTCGCTCGCCGGTGAGGAGCCTACGATTTGGGCTCCGCGGATCCCAGTGACGATCGACTACGAGGGGAATTAGCATGGATCACCTGCTCCCGCTGGCCGAAATGATCGGGTGGAAGGGCATCAACGCGGATTTCATCCCCGAGATGCTCCCCAACCCCGACAACCCGCTCTATTTCACGGACGCGAACAACGTCCTCGTCAAGAACGGGAAGGCCGGCAAGCTCCCCGGGGTCGATTACCTCAACGGGGTCTCCGTGAAGCGCGGTCTGGGAGACAACCGGGACGTGCTCTTGCTCCCGATCATGGAAAAGTACGACCTGACGAAGAATCTCATGGCCTTCACGCCCGCCGGCGTCGAGTACCTGTCCGGAAACATCGACTGGACGCTCCTTGGCGGGGCGAGCGGCACCCCGGACTCGGTCGTGAGCTTCGCCAACATCGACGACCGGGCCGTTTTCACCTATTCGGACGACCCGATCATCAGATACTGGGACGGGACGACGTTTGCCGAGCTCGTCTCGAGCGAAACGCTCAAGGCCAGGTACCTCCTGGGCTACAAGACGTGGCTTTTCCTGCTCCGGCCCATCCGTTTCGTCGACGGCTCGTGGGTCGAGGGGTACCAGGAGATTTGGCCGTCCTACCCGGGCGACATCGACACGTTCCAGGAGGAGGACCGCCTTCTCATCACTGCCGGCGGGGCCATCAACGGCGGCCGGAAGCTCGAGGACGCCGTAATCATCTACTTCAACAACTCGATCCACCGCGTCTCGCTCATCAGCGACACGGAGGGGTTCGGGTCGTCCCCGATCACCGAGGAAGTCGGGCTGATGGCGCCCAAGACCCTCACGGGGAAGCCTGGGGTCCACTACTTCCTGACCAAGCGCGGGTTCGAGCAGATGTCTCTCGGCTCTGCCCCTTCGCCGCTCTCCTGGTCGAAGTTCAACAAGTTCATCATCGACGGGATCGACCCGCTCTACTATCACAGGGCCGTGGCGCGGTACTACGATGATACCGGGTTCCTTTACGTGGCGTTCCCGCCCGCGGGGACGGCGACAAACGGCACCCTCCTGATCTACAGCACCTTCGAGGGTGAGCTGGTCGGGAAGAAGAACCTGACCGGCCTGAGCTATTCAGCGCTCGGCGCGTTCGAGAAGGACCTGACCGGCCTGACCGCTGACGAGCGCCGGGCCTACGGCGTCGGCGGGATCCCCATCATCGGGACGACGGGCGGCGACGTTCTCGAGCAGAAGTACGCCTCTTACCAGGAGTTATCTACCCCCTACGAGTCGGGGATGACCTTCCCCCCGCTGTTCTTCGGCGATCGCCACAAGAACAAGAGGATCCTCCAGGCCGACCTGTTCATCGAGAAGAAGACGAGCGAGGACGTGACGATCCTTCTCGAGATGTCCAACGAGGCCAACGTCAAGGTAGTAGTGCCGTACACTATTGCCGGCACGGGCGGCGCCGGCATCCGGCGCTACGAGGTCCTGATCGACGTTCTCGGCAAGGAGTTCCGCCCGGTCATCAAGGACAGCAACAATTCCTACGGGTTCGAGTTCCACGGGATCATCTTCCGCGGCTACATGACGACGGTGAAGTAATGGCCTACAACAGAAGCTTCAAGCGTCCGGCTGTGGGCGACCCCGTGATGGCCAAGGCGCTCATGCAGATCGACGAGGAGTTCGGGAAGATGCTTGCGCTGATCCAGACCAAGGTGACCGGTGACGGTGTGGCTACGATCAGCGCCGGGACCTCGGCCCCAGTCAATCCCCAGGTCGGAGACCTGTGGGCTCATGGCGGGTCCATGGAAATGTGGAACGGCTCGGCGTGGGTGCCGACCGACACCCAGTATCGGACTGACTTCCTGTCCGGGTGGGCTTATCGCCGGCGCATCGACCTCCCCGCTACGGCGAGCGATCTCGCCAGCTTCCCCGTCGAAGTCCCTATAGTATCCGATCCCAGCATCGGGGCTGAGTGCCGCGCCGATGGGTTCGACATCCGTTTCACCGCGGCCGATGGGCAGACGCCGTTGCCCTACGAAAGGGAGTCCTTCGTCGTTGCTGGCGGAGAGGCGACCGGCATCTTCTGGGTCAGGACCGACGTTGCCGCGGCCGGCACCCATATTTGGTGTTACTATGGTAACGTCGACGCGGCCGACGGTGATGACCACGAGGCCGTGTGGGACGCCGACTTCGCCGCCATCTGGCACATGAACGACGCGACGACCTCGACGATACTCGACTCGACGGGAAACGACAACGACGGGGCTAAAAATGGTGCGAATGACCCCGCTGAGGCCGATAGCAAAATCGGCAAGGGACAGGACTTCGACGGTGATTCAGGCGCCATCGCTATCGGAAACCCTGCGAGCATACAGTTCGGGGCGGGGAGCTTTTCCGTCAGCGGCTGGGTAAGTCTCGCCTCCTACTCTGGGATAGTAGAAAAGAGGTCTGGGGCTACGGGCTGGATTTTCGCTTCTGGCCCCCCCTATACCTATGTCTTGCTGGCAAATGTGGCCTACGCATTTCCCGGCATCGCGGCGGACGGGTGGCACCATTGGACCGTAGTGATAAATCGCGCTACCAGTCTCCTTGACTTTTATGTGGACGGGGCCTTCGTTCAGAGCGCCGACATATCAGGCAACACTGGGACTACCGATTCGTTGGGAGGCCTCTGGCTCGGCAAGAGTATTGACCCGACCTACGTCGATGGGGTGATGGACGAAATAAGGCTTTCCTCAGTCGCCAGATCGGCCGCCTGGATCGCCTACGAATACGCGAACATGGCCGCCGCCGACGGCGGGCTTACCTGGGGGGCCGAGCAAAACATCGTGTTCGTCCCGGAGATGCCGTAATGGAGGCCTCAAGTGATTCTCTCGTGCCTGATCTACTTCGTCGTCGGTCTCCTTCGGGACGCTATGGCGACGATGTGGTATCAGTACGTAACGGACAGCCGGGAGTACCATGCGGGAGGTCTCGGGGGTGGGCTGACGGCCTTCGACATTGTAGTCTTGGGCTTGCTCATCCGGTCTTGGTCACCGGCGTTGATCGTTTTCTATTCCCTCGGCGCAGGCCTGGGGACTTTCATAATTGTAAAATTGCACAAGGAGGCTTACAATGAGCCCGCAAACCCTTCTGAACCCTTCGTTTGAGGCCTGGGGTCATCATGCCGCGGAGGGCGGTTTCGCCCCGACCGGATGGACTCGCGCCCTGGACGGAAGCGCCAACCTGGTCGCCAATGGCGACTTCGCCACCAACGACCTGACGAGCTGGACCGCCGCGGCCGGCTGGGCCGGCACGCTGGGCCGGGCTGTCCATGACGGCACGATCGCCGACACGACCCCCCTGACCCAGAACATCTCCCTGACCACGGGTCACAGCTACCGCATCTCCGTTCGCCTTTCCGGCAGGACCGCGGGGACCCTGGCCCTGAGCCTCGAGAACGTCACGACCGGCCCGTTCGCCGTTGGCGGCTACTCCGAGGGCACCTACGAGATCGTGGTCCTGGCTAACGCGACCGACGCCACGTCTCTCCTGGCCCTCACGCCCAGCGCCACGTATGACGGCGGGGTGGACAGCATCTCCGTGCGCGACATCGCCCTCTCGGACATCCGGATCTGCGGCGACCGGGCGCACCTGGCTCCCTACCCGTCCCTCTTTGGGCTCGACTTCGCCATCGACGCGACCCCCAACGTGGCCACGCTCACCGGGGTCGGGACGCTCGAGCTCTCGGCCGACTACCACCTGTACTTCAATCACCAGTGGTCCCACGACGACCCCGCCATCACGGACCCCGACGCTCACTACGCCACGATCACGATCCGGACGGCCGACAGCGCCCACTACCTCCAGGCCGACCTGACGTGGGGCGCCGACCCTTACGCCTTCCCGATCCTCTCGAAGGCCGCGATGGATCGCTTCTCCAAGCGGTTCACGTCCTTGTCGGACCACACGGCCTACGCCGTCATCTTCAGCTCGAACGACCTTCACGGGTCGGCCGGGTACCTGGTCCACCAGTACATCGACAACCTCCACTGCGAGAACGTCGAAACTCTTACTCCGCCCGTAGTGTAGTCCCATGGCCCAGGTAAAGTATCTCGGCAAGACGCACATCACGGTAGAGGAGTACCGGTGCAAGCACTGTAAGCGTCTGCCCCGCGGCCTCATGGATGAGGACCTCGAGATCGCCCTCGAGTATCAGATCCTGTTCGCAGGGTTCGAGGAGATCCGGGAGAAGCGGGGCGGCACGCCACTCGCAGTGAACAGCGGATACCGGTGCCTCGATTACGAGCGCGAGAGGTACGAAGCCTGGGTAGCTGGTGGGAAGAAGGGGATGGTTCAAGGCTTCCTGTCGGCGCACCTGTTCGGGCTCGCCCTGGATCTCCAGGCAACGAGCCCGAAGGATCGTGACCTGATCGTCAGCCTGGCCCGCAAGCTGAAGCCGGCCCCCCGGGTGGGGTGGCTCAATTACAAGAAGCACGGCTCGTTGATGGTCCACATCGACTACGCCCAATTTATCCAGCCGTCGCCGAGCGACAGCTTCATGGCTGGAGTGGAGTGGTAACATGAACGGCGACACGACTGTAAGCATCTCTTTGCTCCTGCTGATCCTCTCGTCGCTGGCTCAGTGGGCGAACATCTACTACAACAACAAGCGACTGAAGGAGAGTGTTGCCGTGGCAAACAAGGATAGACTCACATCTCACTCGGAATGTGCCGCATCGACGGACATGGTCTCGGCCCACATCTCACTGCTCGCCACGCACACGGCCGAGCTGGCTTCGATCAAGGCTAACCTGACGTCGATCGACAGGAAGCTGGACAACATCCAGAACCTACTCATGAGGCCGCAACGTGAAGGGTAAGGTTTTCATCATCATCATCGCCGCGGCACTGGTCCTGGCCGGGATCGCCCTTGGGGTAGGGTCCTACATCAACGCCAGGATCGACGCGGCGGTGGCCCTGGAGCGAGCCAGGCTGGCCGAGGTGCAGATAGCCTCCCTGGACGCCCAGCTAAAGGGCAAAGATGCCGCTATCGACGCCGCAGAGGCCTTGCTGGCCAAATCCAGGCAGGACGCCTTGGAGCGGGAGCGGTGGTTCCGGGCCCAGCTCGCCAAGATAGAGACCGCCACGCCGACCGAGCTCGTGGATCAGGCGTCTCAGATCCTCGGGGTATCGGACATCGCAACTGACGGAAAGTCAGTGACCATGGGGCTCGAGACGTACCGATTGGTCGTGTTCAGAATCGTCGAGCACCAGGAGTACGTGAACGTGCGGGAGCCCGCATGGAACGCACGCGAGGCGCTGTACCGGACGGAGATCTCCGACTGGAAGGCCAAGGAGATCCTGCACGCTCAGAAGGACGCGCTCAACGCGGGAATCATCTCCGGGCTCAAGGACGTGATCTCTCACCGGAAGGACGTAACGCTGTTTGAAAAAGTGGCCTGGGCGGCCGGCGGGTTTGCGGCCGGCGTCCTCGCCGAAAAAATTAGATAGGAGGCCTGTCATGGCTGGAATCAAGCTCTTAGACAAGAGACCCGGGAACCTTGACTTTATCGTCAACGAACTCATGAAGCCCGACCTCAAGCTCAAGATGTTCGACGACGCCATCGGCATGGCGGAGATCTCTCTGGCCATGTTCGATCCGTTCACGATGGTATATGGGATATTCGAGAAGGGCCGGCCGATCCCGATCGGCACGATCATTCTCGAGAACCTTCGCCCGTTCCGCGGGTGCTCCATCCACGCGGCCATGTTCCTGCCGGAGAACCGCAACGCCAAGAAAATGCAGGGGATCGCCGAACAGCTCAAGGGCGACCTGCTCTACCGGTGGAACCTGCACTACGCCATGGCCAGGGTGCTCTCGACGAACGCCCCGGCCGGCCACCTGCTCGAGAAGATCGGAATGAATAAGATCGGCACGAAGCCCGGGAACGTCATGGTCGACGGGAAGTATGCCGACGTGGACGAATACTACATCGTACTCAACGGAGACCGTTTGTACGGCCTCGAAAGGAAGGACGCCAATGGGAGCTAAGACAGACGTCAGCTCGGTATCTACCCTCACCCCGGAGCAGAAGGTTTTGCTCGATAGCATGATGAGGGGTGTCACCGATCAGATGCAGGGGTTCCAGTTCGGAGAGGGCTGGGGCGGGCCCAGCAACGAGTCCTACGGCAACGGCTCCGGATATGGCGGGAAGGTGTGGAGCCCCGGAGGCGCGGGCCAGCCGTGGTCCAGGGGTGGCGCGAATGGCCCCGGGATGACGACCAGGGCGATCTCCGCCGCGGCGCCCCCGCAACAGGGCATGGCTCCTGTCCCGGCGGCCAACCCGGTCCAGGCGTCGAACCCCAACAACCTCAACCCGTTCGGCATGGCCGCCTACTCCAACAGAGAACAGCTGGTCTCGCCGATCGTCAATCCGTTCCGCAGGAATATCGGAGGGTAACATGGCCAATACGAATCCTTATGGGCGAAGCCTGGCTGGCGAAGCCATCAACAGCTTCCCTCAGCCTTTGACGGTACCGAGCTTCAAGCCGAAGCCTGGCGTTGCCGTGACTCCGTCCGTAGGGACGGCCACGATCCAGGGCGGCGGATCCACTCAGGCGGCGCCGGCGGCCGCGGCCAGTGACCCGGTGAACATGGTCTCGACCCCGGCCCAAGCCGGTGTCCCCAATTATCAGAACCCGAACGACAACCTGGCGATGTGGGGCTACACCGGGGAGATCCCGATCAATAACGTCGAACAGCAGGCGATCGACTTCGTCAACAACATGTACGCCACGCAGGGCCCGCTGGAAACAATGGGTGGTGCCCAGGACTACTACAACAAGGTCCTCGGTGGCGAGTTCGGGCCCGAGGGACAGGCGTACCTTCAGTCGGTCCTGGACCCCATGCGCTCGAGCGCCATGAAGAATTACGACGAGATGTCGAAGAACCTGGCTACGCGATTCTCCAACGTCGGGGCCTACTACGGCGGGAAGTCCGGCGTGGCCCAGGGCCGGCTCGCGTCCGACTCGGCCAACAACATGGCCCAGCAGGAAGCCAACCTCCGGTATCAGGCGTTCTCTGACGACATGACGCGCCGCGGCGGCGCGGCCAGCGGCCTCGTTGGTCTTGGCCAGGCGCAGTCCGGAGTGTCCGGCGACATGCTGAATTACCTGCTCTCGACCGGCGGGATGATTACCGGCAGGGATCAGACGAACAGGGCCGAGTATCAGAACGCCCTCCAGCGCTCGTACCAGGACTGGGTCCGGGCCAGATCCGAAAAGCTCATGCCGTTCCAGATGGCCAGCTCGCTTGTCGGCCAGCAGGCCGTCGAGCCGATCGTCACCCAGACGCAGTCCCCGTGGGGGGCGCTTCTCCAGACGGGCGGCAACGTGCTCGGGAATTATTTGGGCGGCCTCGGCGGGAAGTAACAGGAGAACACCATGCCGTCTTACAGGCGTAGCAACGCGATCGTACTAGAGAACGAATCTCCCTGGACCCAGTTCCTCGGTGGGCTGGGCCAGGGGGTTTCCCGTGGCATGGAGCGCAAGGAGGCCCGGGCGGACCAGGCTCAGAACATGGGCGATCAGATCACCATGAACATCTTGACCGGGAAGCTTCCGCCGAGGATCCTGAACACCCAGGTTGGGCAGGACTTCCTTCGGAGTCACGGCCTCGACAAGCACCCCGGGATCCAGGCGGCCCTGACAGAGGCCCAGGCGAATGAGCTGGCGTCCGGCGAGCCGACTCAGCTCGAGGCGCCCCCGGCCCCGGGCGCGGAGCCTGGCGGGGTGGGCGGCCCGATGATAAACATCCCGAAGCCCATGCCTACCCTGGAGTCCGTCCAGGAAACCATCCGGAAGGAGGAGGAGGCCAAGGCGCTCGAGGTTACGAACAAGGAGCGGGAGATCACGCTGAAGAACCAGCTCCTCATCCGGCAGTGGGACGAGACCATGAGGAAGAACCGGATGATGTCGATCGACGAGCAGGTCCGTCAGTTCCAAGCCCTCAAGGAACAGCTGGACATCCCGGAGGGCCAGGTGTCGGTCTCTCTCGACGAGGAGGGGAATCTTAGGGTATCCGCCTCTGTCGACCCGGCCGCCATGGAGGCCAGGGCTGAGTCCAGGAGCAACCGCAAGATCAACAACGAGATCCGGTACGAAAACTACATCTCGCAGACGGGCGTCCAGAAGACGGCCCACGCCATGAGACTCAGGTCCGTCCTCGAGCGCGACGTTGCCCTCGAGGATCTGGCGATGGATGAGGGCGTATCGGCCCCGGTGGCGAAGGCCCTCGGCGATGCCATTTCTCAGATCAACAAGAGCACCAGCAAGGACAAGGTCGTCGAGCGGGCCGAGGCTGTCGACACGCTCCTGAAGTCGGTCAACTCCGACATCGACCAGTACAACAAGCGCAACGCCGTGGCCGCCAAGGGCCTCGGGCTGGGCAAGGATGAGATCGAATCCAGGAAGGTCGCCCCGCTGAGGTTCGAGGACGTCTCGGGCGGCATCAGCAAGGTCGACTGGCTGAAGCGGCGCCAGCCCGCCAAGGCTGAAAAGCTCACGTCCGACATCCGGAACGAATCCAGGGGCGCGTCCATTCCTGGCCAACCGAGCGCCGCGAGCGCGAAGTCCGACTCGGCTAAGGTCAAGGAGGTTTACGACGGGCTGAAGGAGATCGTTCTCGGGGCCGTGGCAAAGCGACCCGACTTGACAAGCGAGGAGATCCGTGCTAGTATCGTGGGGAACAAGGACGCTCTCATGGCCGAGTACGGCCTGAACGAGCGCCTGTTTTCCCTGGTCACGGCGATGGCTGACAGGGTGTTAGGATAACCTCATGGGCGTCCTCGACAATATCCGCGACTCGCTGACCAAGCAGGTCGTGGTCGATACCGAGATCCCCGCGGGCATGATGAGCTCGATGGACAAGCTCGGGGTCCAGCAGGAGATCGAGAGACGCAAGAAGGAAGCGCTCGACGAGGTCGCCAAGACCAAGGAGCGCGACGACTACGTGCGGGCGCACGGCGGGATGGTCACGGCCCCCGTCATGAGCCGCGTCAAGGACTCGCTTGAGGGCATGGGCATCACTGCCCCGCCTCCGACCTACGGCCAGCCCACCATCGGGCCCATCGACATCGAGAAGGTCGAGCAGAGCCCTGAGTTCCAGGCCGACCAGCTCGCCAAGAGCGGCGGGGCCACGATCGGGCCGGCGACCCCGGGTGAGGTTGGCAGGGCGGCCGCCGTTCCGCCCGGGATGACCGAAGGGACGATGTACGGACGGCTCGAGTCCCAAGAGGACAGCTGGGAGAACGTCGGCAAGCTGGCCACGCTGGGGCAGTTCGTCGACCGGCTCATGGGGAGCGCTCAGGTTGGCGCCACGCGCACGGCCAAGGCCCTCGCCAAGGGGGCCGACTCACTCAGCCGGCTCACCGGGACGCCCAAGGCCGTCCTGTTCGACAAGTGGGCCGAGGACGCGAGCTTCTTGGCCGACTACTACAAGGCCAAGTCCGGGAAGGTCGCCGGGACCAATCAGAAGGATCTCCCCTGGATGGCCGGGATGACCGCGGACATCGCCGGGACTCTGGCCTGGGATCTTCCTCAGATCTACCTGGCTGGCCCCTACGGCCTAGCAGTCCACGGCGCGGCCTACGGGCTGGCCGATGGCGGTGTCGAGGGCATGGTGGCCGGAGCCATCAGCGGGGCCCTGACACACGGTATCATCCAGGGGATTGGGGCTCTGCCGTCGGCCTTCCGGACGCCGGCCGCGGCCCTGTTCGGTGGCGGGAGTGCCGTGGCAAGCGGGGAGGAGGATCCCCGGAAGATCCTGGCAGACGCCGCCACCTGGGCCGTCCTGACTGGGAAGGGCGGTGGGCCCCTCACGGTCAAGGAGTTCTCGGAGCGCTACCCCAACCTCATCGCCGGCGCCAAGGGCTACAAGGCCAGCCGCGCGGTCCAGAAGTTCAACCGGGATCCGTTCGACCCGGTCGTGCGCGAGAGGAACGCGGGGATCACTCGAGAGGAGTTCCTGTACCGGTGGCCCGAGATGAAGGGCATGATGACCGATGAGATGGCCGAGAACATGATCCTGAACCTGCACCCCAGCGCCACGCCTGAAGACATCCAGGCCGCCGGCGGCGGGATGAAGGTCCTCACCGAGATCATGGAGCCGGTCAAGAAGGCGGTCGACGTTGAGGCCAGGAGCGTCGAGGCGTTCCAGGCGCAGGTTCGCACTTCAGCCGCAGTCCTGACGGACGGCGAGCTGGTCGACAGCTGGCGCTACGCGACATCCGATCCGGCCAACCCCCAGATGAACATCATGGCGAAGACCCTGGATGAGGAGATCGCCAAGCGCGGCCTGCACGGCGACGGGAAGCCGCTCGTGAACAAGAAGGGTGAAGTGCTGAGGCTCGACCAGCAGGGCCGGCAGGTTCCCGGAGCGGTTGCCCCGATGGGCGAGGAGGCGCTGAACGCCCCACCCCTCTCCGAGTCCAGGAGCGCAGAGTACCCCCTGGAGCCCGGGGCCCGGGTCATCGCCACGTCTAAGAACGGCGCCGGGGCCATTGTGGATCGCCCCATCGGACCCGAGGAGCGGGTCGCAAACCTGATGAAGATCGTCCCGTTCATGAAGCCGACGCGAGACGCCAACGGCTACATCAGGGTCCTCATGCCCGATCACCCGCTGGCCGGAACGCAGGGGACGGTCGCTCTCCATCGCCTGATCTGGGAGACTTACCACAACAAGCTCACCGCCCCGTGGGAGCAGGTCCACCACGCCAACGCGACCGTGTCCGACAACAGCGCCGGGAACCTCGAGCTCATGCCGACGATGGAAGCTCACAGGGCTGTTCATGAGGGCCGCACTCCGACAGAGATGGAGTCGGTGTACCCGCTTGAGATGCGCCGGACTCCTGGTCGTCGGCCCATGACCGGTTCCGAGAGGATCCAGCAGACCAGGGACCTGGATGAGGCTACCAGGCTGGCCGGCCTCGGTGATAAGTTCGAGGATGTCGTGGCCCCCCAGCGGGCCAAGCCGGGAAGGAAGACCGCTCCAAAGCCGGCGGTCGAGGAGCCGGTTGCTCCCCTGCCAGTCGAAAAGGAGCCCGTCGTCGCGGAGCCAGAGCCCAAGCCTGCCGAGCCGATCGCTCAGGAGGCGGCTCCCGTTCCCGAGAAGCCGAAGTACAAGCCTGGAACCGAGTTCACCATCGAGGGCGTCCGGGCCCCTTACGAGATGAGGCTCACCGACGATGTCGACGAGCCGCTGAATCCCGGCGAGATCATGACCGACCCGAAGGGCAAGGTGATCCGCCAGTCCGACGACATCCGTAAGCGCGAGCTGTCCTCCGTCCGGCCGCCCAAGGCCAAGCGCCCGCCTGTCGGGACCCCCAAGTACGACAAGGGTCTTCTCCTGCACGACGGGTTCAAGGCTCTCGAGCAGGAGACGGTAGGCGAAGTGTTCGATGGGCACAAGGCCAACGGCGCCAGCACGGTCAACCCCTACGATGGCGACATGGCTGGCACGGACATGTGGGCCGTCTCTCTCTATCCCAAGAGGACGTTCAAGAAGCCCGGGGCGGAGCTCACCGAGGATGAGATTTATGCGTTCTGGAGGAAGAACGCTGACCTGCTCTCGTCCGACCCGCGCCTGAACATCGGGACGTGGTATGACAAGGAGTCGGGGCTGACCTACATGGACGTGTCGCTCCTGATCCCCAAGGCCGACCAGGCCGAGGCCGAAAGGCTCGGGAAGAAGTACAATCAAAAGGCGATGACTCTCCTGGACAAGGAGTATAACTTCCCCGAGGTCAAGCTCGGTGGCACTGGCGAGGACCTCCCCGACGCCGGGTGGGCCCCTGAGCTCCAGCGCCTCGACGAGCTCGGGCTCACCGGCGAGAAGCAGACCGTCTACCACTACGGCCAGACCGGCGAGCTCACCCCGCAGGCGATGGGCCGCGGCGACATGGGAGAGGAGGCCGGTCAATTCGTCGGGGAGACAAACCGCCTGATGTACGGCAACAGGTTCAAGACCAATTTCTACACGCCCGAGTCGCGGTCCATCGAGGCTCACCGCTGGGCGGGAAAGGGCGTCGGCAAGGGCGAGATCGACAAGGGCCAGCTGTTCGACGCCTCCAAGGCGGTCACCGAGAGCATCGACCGAGAGGCTGTCATGGCCGGCAAGCGCGGCTGGTACGATCCGGAGACGGGCCAGGTTCGCCTTCTCGCCAGGTCGAATGTCGAACGCCTCGGCACGGCAAGCTTCGCCGGCGGGAAGCTCAACGCCCTCACCGGCCGCGATGTCGAGAAGTACATCAAGCCCGACAACCCCACGCTCATCGAGGACCCCAAGGCCCCGGCCGAGGACTACAGCAAGAGCGAGGTCTTCGGAGACAAGGGCGTCATGGGGAACCAGCGCGGCGCCGTCACCACCAGTGGGAGCGACGTCAAGGCCCTGGTCAGCCGCATCAGGTTCCTGCTGTTCGATAAGTTCGCCCCGATCCACGAGCTGACCAAGATGCTCGAGGATGCAGGGATCGACGTTCCCGTCATGCAGAACCCCTCGTATGCGGTGAAGCTCCTGGGCGGGCTGTCGGGCAGGGCTGACGCAAAGGTCTCCTACAAAACGTTCACGACGGACGCGGACGGAAACATCACGTTCAAGGGGAAGTCCCTCAAGGACATCTACGCCCCGCACAAGGGCGACATGGCCGGCCTCGACGACTTCCTGGTGGCCAGACGCGCGATCGAGATCGACAAGAACAACGCCGGCAAGTCCGCCAAGGACCAGGTCGACGTCGGTATCGACCTCACCTGGGCCAAGCAGATCGTCGCCAGGGACCAGGCCAAGTACGGCGCATCGGCCCAGGAGTTCACGTCCTACTTCCACGGCCTGCTCGATGAGCTGGCTGACTCCGGGCTGGTAGAGAAGAAGCTGATAGACCAGTGGAAGACCGAGAGCCCCAATTACGCTCCCATGCGCGTCGACCTCGAGACGATCGCCACCAGGCTGGACCAGGCCTCCGGCACCAATTCGGCCAGGCAGACCCTGGACCGAGTCCAGAACCCGATCCGTAAGCTCCGCGGCTCCCAGGAGGAAAAGATCCCTCCGACCCAGGCCGCGATCATGATGACCTACGAGATCACGAGCGCCGTCGAGCGCAACCGCGCGGCTCAGGCTATCATCAATCTCCGCAACCTGTCGCCCGACATGGCCAAGCTCATCACCCCGGTAAGGCCCAGGATCACCTACGTCCGCGACATCGCCACCGGCAAGGATGTCCCCACGATCGGCCGGCAAGAAGCCGACACCATCTCCGTCTCGATCGACGGGAAGCGCAAGTTTTTCAAGGTGCCCGAGGACGTGGCTGATTCGATGAAGCTGATCTACGAAACGGGCCTCGGCCGGTGGGTCAAGCTCATGGCCATCCCGGCCCGGACGCTCAGGACGGGAGCCACGGCGGCCCCCGAGTTCGCGTTCCGCAACCCTCTCCGGGACTGGATGAACGCCGCGCTCAACGCCAAGAAGGGGTTTAACCCCATCATCGACTTCCCCAAGGGCCTGTTCACGCTGATCTCGAAGCCCGAGGCCTACTGGAAGTGGAAGGCGTCCGGCGGCGAGTGGTCCATGCTGGTGTCTCTCGACAAGTCGCTCGGGTCCGAGGCTATCAAGGCGATGCACAAGGAGACCGACACGGGCCTGAAGTCCCTGCGGAAGTACATCAAGAGCCCGCTGGGGTACCTCGAGGGGCTGTCCGAATACGGCGAGAAGCCTACTCGGATCGGAGTCTTCGAGAAGGCCGGCAGGAAGGGCCTGTCGGACGTGGAGGCCGCTATCGAATCGCGCGAGGCCTCTACAGATTTCGCCGTGCGCGGAGCCGAGACCAAGTCCATGTCGGCCCTCTACACGTTCCTGAACGCCAGGGCGCAGACGACCCTGAAGCTCGGGCGAACCGCCTTCGAGAGTCCCGCGGCGCTCGCCAAGTTCTCGATGAAGGGCCTGGCCTACGCCGGCATCCCGTCCCTCGTCCTCTACGCCATCAACCGCGACGACCCGGAATACTGGAAGCGAGATCAGATGGAGCGGGACCTGTACTGGTTCCTGCCCATCAACATCGCCGGGCGCCAGGTCAAGATCCCCAAGGGCGAGGTCGGGCTGATCTTCGGCACCGGCGTCGAGAAGGTCCTCCAGGCCCTCGACTCCGAGGCGGAGACTCGCCCCCGGGTGACCTCGTTCCTCCAGGAGGTCTTCCAGAACATCAGCCCCGTAGGAAACTGGGGGGAGACGCTCCCCACGTTCGCCCGCCCGATCGCTGAGTGGGTCAACAACAAGAGCTACTACTACAAGACCCCGCTGGAATCCGAGGCCGACAAGTCGGTGGCCAATTACATGCGGTTCAAGCCCAGCACGAGCGAGACGCTGAAGGTCCTGGGCAAGACCGCCGGCGTCCTCAACAAGGGCGAGGGCGTCTCCCCGATCAAGCTCGAGAACACCCTGCGCGGGTACACGGGCGGGGTCGGCCGGCACGCCCTGAAGCTCGTCGACATGGCGCTCTCGGCCATCGCCAAGAGCTCTCCGTCGGCGACGGATCCCGTGGCCAACCTGGCGTTCGCCGGCACGGTCGGGAAGTTCGAGTCGAGCCCGAAGCCCACGGACCCCATGAACATCCCCGGCCTCGCTGGCTTCGTGTCTCGTCGCGCCGTGGGATTCGAGAGCGAGCCGGCCAAGGTCTTCTATAAGACTGCCGAAGCCGTTGAGCACACCAAGCGGACGCTCGAGCGGCTGTTACAATCCGGAGACGAAAGAAGTCCAGAGGTGCTTGCATGGATCAAAAACCACGAGCCGGAGATGGCTCTGCTGAAGATCTCACAGCAAAAGGACAAGGAAGGAAACTCGTCCGACCTATTCAACCAGGCCAAGACTCAGCTGGCGAATTGGCGGAAGGTTCAAAGCTCGGTAGTGTCGAACAAGAACCTGACGGCCAAGCAGAAGCGAGAGGCGATGGATCAGATCGACGAGAAGGTGTCGGCGATCGTGGACCCGATCTGGAAGCTGGTAAACGCCGTTTCCTCCCGGGGAAAGACCTCCGGCGAGCAAAGATGAAGGCCGACATCCTCGGCCCGGAGCTCGATGACGACAGGATCCGCCTTGGCTACAAGATCAAGGACATGGACATCGAGGAGATCAAGGCCCGGATCCCCAAGGTAATCTACTCCGGGATCCTCCTGAGCGCTGACATCCTGTACAACGACCACCTGCGCGGGAGCGACATCAAGAAGCGCAAGGAGGCCGCCGCGGTGTTCCTCGAGAAGCTGGGCGGCGCTAACTTCCTGAAGAACCTGGCGGCCCTCTCCGCCGGCGAGGACGCCAAGAAGAAGGGCCAGCCCGGCAAGGTAAACT